TGTACTGCTTAGCCAGAAGCTGTGCTTTACGGGCGGACCACTGCCCTGCCTTGGTGCCCTGCACCGGAGCTGCCTTGATCTTTTCGAACAGCGTCTTGCGCATACCGGGCTTGGTGTAGTTGCCCGCCGCATTGACCTTGGATTTGCCGGACTTCATCGCGTCAGCACCTCAATAAGCGTATTTAGCGGAGGAGCTTCGGAGAAAGTCAGGGTCGTACCAACAACTGTGTACGTGCTCTTGTTCTGGTAGATGCCATTGATGTGGACGCTGGTCAGATTGCGAACACCGAGCGTGGCAGCCAATGTGTAGACTGCCGTAGAGCCGTTCCCGGTGAAGGTGCTGATGCTGGGCGTGCGCAGCTCTTGGAGCGCCGTCTCGACATTCGTCCCGGTATAGAGGCTACCGGCGTCTGCAATCGCAATCTCAGCCGCGTCATCGTGCTCGTTTGCCACCTCAACGATGGCGTCCTGCACATTGGTCGAGCTGATCGAGCCAGTGGGGACAAAACTGATCTCGGAAGCCTGATCCTTGAGAGCCACGCGATTGTCGATGGCGTCGATTACTGACTGGGCAGTAACGCGCAGATCAATTCGGCTGCCGTCAGGAAACGGAATGGCCAGCGTGCCTTCCTGCGCACGCGTGACGGTCAGAACGTCATTGACCCGCGTGGTGCACTTGACGATCTCAAACACCCCTGTAGAGGCGATAATCGTGGCGTAGAAGTAGTCTCCAGCGCCGAGCGAGGGGAAGTTAGCCCCGGAACCGGTCGTGACAACCACGGATGTGGCAGAAGCACTGAGGCTTCCGACGATCAGGCTGTTGACGTTGTTCTTGAGCTGGACGCCCATGCCTACTCCAAGAGAATGTACGTACCGTCTTCCTGCAGCAGGTCGTCACCGTCTTCAGACAGCAGATTGTTCAGGAGCGCAGATGTCTGCCTCCTTACACGCCGCATGATCAGGACGATGTTGAGCACGTCACCCCCGCAGAACTACAGTAACGTCGATGGCGTTAGCCGCGCCGCCAGTCACAATCGGGCGGAGATAAGCCGCCGCAGTGGTGAACTCAAACAGCCCAGCCGATGTGGCACTCACGACAGTACCACCCAAATCTTTCATGTCGAAAAACGTAACGCCGTCGTTGGATACCTGCAGGCCGATAGTGGCACCACCAAACGTACCGCCGAACTGGACGGCACCGGCCACAGCCGCCTGTGCGACAACGGAGAATGATACGATGGTGTCACCGGTCACGATATCGGCCCAGATGACACGGGGGATTTTTGCGGACTGCGCCTGAACAAAGTCAAACGCAGGAGAGACGGTCGCCATAGGCTAAGTCCTTGTGGTTATGAGCCAGTCGGACGCACGCTACACCAAATACAATATGTTCGCAACAGGAAATCCCCGGCAACGGGGGCTACCGGGGACACTCACGTCAAAGGAAGGCTGAGCCGGAAAACTCTGAATAACCCAACTTGTAGAAAAAACCGGTAGTTACCTACCGGTAAGTTCAACAGGGAGGAAACGTCACCAAGGGTGGGTGGATATACACCCCGAGCACAATTACCCTACCTGAAATACCTGCTTCGGTCAAGTCCATCCTGCTGCCGAGATGGGCCGTATATTCCGTTTGAAGTTCTGATAAAGCGTATCCCCGCTGACATTGTTCAAATGCAGACAAAGATATTGTAGTGCTTCAGCCACGTGGCTGTGCTTGTTCTTGTCGATCACGTTGTCGCCCGTGGGCTTGTACCGGTAGCCACCCATCATCGCCGCCTTGAGATGCGTGCAACTGGGATCGACCAGAAACGCCGGGTCGCCGTCCACCTGTCGCATGAGATAGTCATCGACGGCGCTGATGCGCGCCGAAATGGCGTTGGTCTTGGCCGGGATAACCTTAAAACCCTCGGCCTTAACGATGTCAACCGCGCTCCGCTCGTCCGTCTGGGCCCGCGCCGTACCTGCCGGATCAACCACGACGAGCACCGGACACCCCGAAAACCGCTCGTACAGCAGTGGTTTAAGCAGCGTCCTGACGAACCGCTGGATACCCATGTCGTAGCTGACGCACTCAGCCATTATCAGTGCCCGTCCACGGGGGTCCTGCTGCCCGATCAGGGCGGCGGGCGTGAGCCCCAAGTCCATACCGACGATGATAGGCCGAATGCCGCCAATGAAAGGCCGGATAGGCTCGTGAGCCATATGGTAGTCAGGGCGGAAGTACTTGTAGATAGGCATACCAGCGAGGCTAAGGCCATATTCGCCGTCAATGTAGACGCGGATATACTCGTCTGATCGACCTTGAGTGTCATAGTATCCCTCCGGCAGGTTCTCGATATTCTCGGCGTAGACACTGCGCCCTGACGGCTGCTTGAACACTTCCCAGCCATTGTCGTTGTAGCTGACGCCATCCGTGGGGTCCAGCTTCTCCATCTGGTAGTACCACCAGCTATCCATGATGGGCGGGTTCGTGTCTCCCCACATCCCATGCCACGTCGGCCCGCCGTCCTTGGACGACGGAAAACGTCCGATACGCTTGGACATCGCGTCGATAATGTCGGGGTGGATGTCCCGGCACTCGTTGAACCACGCACCAGTAAGTTCCAGTGAGTTCAGGTTCGCCACGTCGTCGGCGTCATCCAACGCGCGGAACATGATCTCCGCCTCGACATCCCCAACCTTGAACAGATACGTCTTCGTCGTGCGCATGAACTGTCCGCACGGGCCCGGCGGGAACCAGTCCAGAAACGTCTTAACCGTCGTATCCTGCAACTGCCGCGCCGTCTGCCGGACAATGGCCCAGCGCGACCGCCGCCTGCCAGAGGCGTCAGGTTTCTGCATGGACGCCCGGCGCACGATCTCAAACGAGCACGTGACGCTCTTGCCGGAGCCAACCGGTCCCATGAGGACACGCATCTTGCTGCCGCATTCCATGAACAACTTGCCCGTGGGCGGAGGCGTGTAGCTGATCTCGATTGCCATCAGGACTGCGGTGGCTTACGTAGACGAGCCTTCTTGCTTTTCTGCTGCAAGATATCGGATGCCGCCTTCCGCGCTTCGCGGATATCAGCCGTGGTGCTACCCTGACGATCCAAGTTGTAGTTACGAACGCGTTCCGTGTCTTTTTGCTGCTTGGTTTTATTCTTCTCTTGCAGGTCTTTCATGACCTGCTCCTTGCGCGCAGCCCGGTTCTTGAACTGCTCGACAAGGTTTCCAGCCCAGCCTTTACGCTGATCTTCCATACCGGAGTAATCAGCAGGCATCTTCTTGGTCTTCATCGTAGCCCTCCTTAATGTGGCTTGCGCCAACCTTCCTCATAGTCTTCCCTGTGGTCATAGGCGTGGTGCACGTATGTTATCTCTTCCCTGTCGTAGTCAAGTTCAGGGCAGCACCAGCAGTCACCGTCCCTGTTGAACTCGTGGAGGTAGAGATCGTACAATGGAGCCACGTGATAGACACGCTCAGGTTCCATCGAAATCTCCTCCCAAGATGGCGATCTGGTAATAAATGCCACGCTTGCGGGAACGAATAATCCGGGTCTGGTAACTGATACTGGCTTCGGCAAGACCTCGCTCGATCTCACACGCCGCCACCGCTGAATAAACCCGAGCAGATAAGTAACCAGTCTCGGCGTCTTCACCAAATACATCCATCAGGGTGTCAGGCAAGATCATCGACAACAGGCTCGTCGTACTCGTCATGCTCGATAACCTGCGTCGTGTCCACCTCATACTCCACGGGCTGGCCTAGGTTGATCGTGATCTTCACGCCGCCGCCAGCGGTCGCCTCGGCATCGTTCTTGGGCTCCAGTCCGCCCCACTTGACCGTGCTCTTGATAAGATCGGCCTTGACGGCTGCAGAGACATCCGGGCTATGTATGAGCGTCCAACTCGTGACAAGAAGTTCCTCTGCCTGCGCCCGAGCCTTCATTCTAAATGTGAGCCCCTTCTCACGAACCTCGCCCCGATAGTGCTCCACCTTCTTGAGGAACACCGGGTCTTTCGAGAAATCCACGAGGTCTGTCGGGCCCAGCCTGTGGCGCTGGACGATCTCCTTGATCGTTTCTCCACTGCCTTCCAGCAGGAGGGCCATGTCAAATGCCAGCCTGTCTGACCACTTGGTGTAATTGAATGGGCTCAAGTCCATGCAGGGAAATATGCTGGAAAGCCGGGTGGGTGTCAACGGGCGGGCTGGGTACAATCTAGAGTTGTAACAGGAAAAATGGGTCGCGCCTAAAATTTACACACGCAAAAGTTGAAATTGGAAAAATGGGTCGTAGTTAGAGAGTTTGCCTACAAATGGAGGGGGCCTAGAAAAAACCAATCCATGTGCCCCCCGGTGGGGTACCCCCATGCGGCGCAAGCAAGCGTGAACTAGAACAAAAGGGGTACGGGATAGGCGCGCCCAAAAGCCCGCAGATTGTGGCGTTTTGCAAATTCGGTACAATCCAGCCATATTGGAGATGTCGAAGCGGTGACGCCGAGACGGCCCCGAAAGGGACCGGGCCTTCAAAGGTCCCTGCTGATTGAAAGTGTTAAAAATGACAAACGACAAGCTCTCTTGGCTGGAAATCTCCGTGGCCGATCTGACCTCGGACAACCAGAAGCTCTATGCCACGCTTAAGAAGGCGCAGGAGCAGACAGCCAAGATTAGGTCGGATTTCGAGGCCGCCATTCGGAAGCAGGCTGCTTCCTTGGTACCGGAAGGTAGCGATCTCGCCTTCTCGTATCGCTTTGGTAAGATTTCCGTGGCAATCGTGCCGATGGAAAAGCCCAAGGCCTCGGCCAAGAACACCTTCAAGCTGGGTAAGTAACAATAACGGGTGGCGGGAATGGTCCCGCCACTCACCTCAACCGAAAGGGAACCACAATGATCGTCTCTTATTACGACAAGCACGGCTATGTTAGGAACAAGACCGTCAACACGTGGACGCAGGCCATCATGCTGGCCTCACGCAAGGCGCTCGATGAGCGTTCCTGTCCCGTGATCATCGTCTCCGATGAAGGCCACGTCCTCTATCAAGTCAATAAGTGAACCAAGGGGCGGCGCAAGCCGCCCCCAACCTCCCGAAAGGAACGCAAATGACACTCGCATTCTATCTACTGTACATCGCAATCGGTTTGGTCATCGTTTATGGGTGGAGGGCGTAAGCCCCCACCTTTTTTATTGTCTTATACACTGTAAAGTTTGTTTGTTTTTTGCTCTCGCCGTCGGCTCGACTATACGTCGGGGGCCTATAGCTCCGCTGTGTGCAATATCCTGTGTATAATGGCCTCTAGCTGCCGCAATTTGGTCACAAACTGGGTCAATTGTGGCCTTTATACAGTGTATAATCACAATTCTGCCATATTATACAGCAAAAAGGGGTCAATTGTGGCAGCTATATGGCAAATCCCAACTATCTACGCTGGATTATACATAGATAAATTCCTATTGGCTTACAGTTTGTATAATGTAAACCCTGTAAGTGCCTGAAATACCACGGGGTTGTGCTTTATTATTATTATTATCTATCCAAACTATCTACACTATATACGTTTTTTGAATAGCTACGCGCCTGATTTGCGTGCTTGGAACAAATAGGGAACTATACATTATACAATCTCCCAATACCCCCGTATAATGTACACTTATACATGTATAACTTTACATGAGTAAAATATCTACCCTCATTTATTTTGGGGCCACATCATCTAGAAAATCACAGATAGTTTAGATACTTCCATTTAAGGCCCGGTTTTATTGGCTTTTAGCTATCCATTCAACTATCTATAGCCCCATTTATACACAAGGCCCCATAGATAGTTGTGGCATATCAAGCACTTAGCATTTCCCATTACCCAATTCCGCATTACACTTTGTACACTTTACAGAATATATCCCCATCGTATCAATTGCTGGCTACGTTTTGACGCGGCGGCTCGCCTCGTGGTACGCTGGAAGCCCGGCGAGGACCGGACCGAGGATGTATATGTCGCAATGTAGGGAAGGATGTAAAGTTATGGGTAGGATGTATAAGTATGAGATCGAGTACACTGACACCTTTGGTGGCGAGGCGAACTACTGCTGGGTGAAGCGTGATAGCTTCGTGGTGTATAAGGACTGGAAGCAGTCGTTCACTAGGCGCTTTGCCAAGGACTTGGTGGGACTGAAGGGCATCCGTGGAACGTGGAAGGATATGGGCGATACGCTCAAGTTTACACCCCGTGGGATGAATACGGTCCTGTTTGTCAACTTTGCCAAGGAGGTCTGATATGGGTAGGATTAATGGCGTTACGGCGCATGAAACAACCGTATCAGAGTGCCGTCAGTACGTGGAACGTAGGGTTCCCTTCCACACCACCAACAAGCAACTGTTCGGCTACTGGGCACCGTCTGGCGTCTACGCCGTGTTCAGTTATGGCCAGCACTGGCCGCTGTTCGTCTATGAGCCCACCACATGCAAGTGGTTCGCCAATGAGGACAAGTACGGCACCACGACAAGCAAGCACTATGGCAAGGCACATCCCTTCCACGTCACACCTATTCACCTGTCCTGCAGCGGGATGAAGAAGCTGGTGGCACAGGGCTACACAGCACTGGCGGAGTGGCGGATCACAGATAACGACATGGAACAGCGTGCCGAGCTACTGGCCGGACTTAGGGGAGAAGCAGCATGATGAAGCACAAGGCGAAGGCAGTGGTGCCTGACAGCAAGTACCCGTTGTGGGCAGAACAGGCGTTCATTGGTGCCACCAAGATGGCTGACACGTGGGCAGCCTACCACATCCTGCGGGCACTGGCGGCGAAGTGGCCGACACTGGTGCTGCTCCACGATGGGTATCGTTGGCAGCAGGTTAACGGCAAGTCCATCATTGCATACACGGGAGAAGCAGTATGATTAGGATCACCAAAGATCAGGCCATCGCTCTCGCCAACCGCTATTTCCGGGCCAAGATGGACAAAAACGGTATAACTTACCGTGCTTTCCGTCGAACTGTACAACCTACGTTTGGCTGCGATGGTGCTGTGGCCGTACAGTGGCAGGGTATGTGGCTTTGCATAGAACGCGATGGATATACCCACAGCTAGGTCGAAACGGGGTTCTAACCCCGTCTGCCAGTCACGCTGGCACTGATGAGACCACAACAACCAACACAAGGATATATGTTTCAATGCGACCCACACTGCTTAAGAATACCATCAAGTCCCTGTTCCCGGTAAAGCGCACCATTGCCGTGGAAGGCCCGCCCGGTGGTGGTAAGACCACCCTAATCCGCGAAGTGGCCAGTGAGCTGGCAGGTGGCACGACACGTCACCACGTGGGCATTGTGGAGGTGTTCAACGACAGGTTCGGCTATGTCGAGAAGCACCTGCCCACCATGCTGGTGGAAGATTTCGGTATCCCTGATCTCAGCTTGGGAGGTTCCTCGTTCGGCTACAAGGTGCCGGATTGGTTCCCTGCAGCGGATCGGAGCGACATCCCCGAGAACGGCATACTGTGCTTCGATGACCGGAACCAGTGTGGTGCTGACCTGCAGAAGGTACTGGCAAACATCTGTCAGGCAAGGAACCTCCACGGTATCAGGATGAAGGAAGGCTGGCAGGTTATCTCCACTGGCAACAGGCAGAAGGACCGTGCTGGTGCCAACAAGGTGCTCAGCCATCTGCGCAATCGTGAGACCGTGATCGAGTTCGAGACACACCTTGACGACTGGACCACATGGGCACTGGATCACGAGGTGTGCCCTGAAGTTGTTTCGTTCATGCGGTTCAAGCCGGACATGCTGCATGCATTTGACCCCAATCGGGACGTTAACCCGTCACCCCGTGCATGGGTCGAGGGTGTGTCAGATATCATCGGGCTGGTGCCCAGTGAGGCCGAATACGAGTGCTTCACAGGTGCCGTGGGTGAAGGCCCTGCGGCAGAGTTCACTGGATATCTGCGCATCTGGCGGAAGCTGCCTAACCCTGACGCTATCCTGCTTAACCCCATGACTGCGGAAGTGCCCAAGGAACCGGGCACACTGTATGCACTGGCAGGATCGCTGGCTCACCGTGCCACTGACGCTAACTTCGAACGGGTTTGCCAGTACGTGGAACGTATGCCCCCTGAGTTCAGTGTGCTGGCAGTAAGCATGGCAGCACGGCGTGACAGCACTCTGGCCAATACGGCAGCGTTTGCGAAGTGGGCAGTAGCCCATCAGGATGTGCTGTTTTAATAACATGCCCCGCTATCGCGTGGCAGTACCCGCTATCGCGTGGTGAGACCGAAACGGGGGAGCAATCCCCCGTCTGCCAGTAAGGCTGGCACTGATGAGGTCACATGAGCCCGTTTTGGAGCATAGGGATAGCAATTCGCCAGACACAAGGCGATACGTTTGCAGAGCTTATCTACAAGGAATGGACGGACACGGTGGATGACAACGATGCGGAGGGTTACTTTGCCTATCAGCATTGGGTGCAAATCTACCATAAGGATGTTTACAAGAAAGCACTGGCATATGCCCGTGTGATGGGTTGGGTTTAACAATAGCAACAGGAGAAGTGGAATGAACCTCAATGACCGTGCGCTGCTAGTGCAGCTCAACATATCGCAGTGGACTGCACGCAAGTATGATAAGCGGGCAACCAAGGAAGTGGCTGATACCCATAACGTCAATGCCGTGGTGGGACGCTACAACAAGTCACTGCTGCCGATGAACGACCAGCTCGATCTGGTACACAGGAAGGCCAATAGCATACGTACCGAGTTCTACGAGAACACACTGCCGTGGGGCATCGAAGGCACACAGTTGCTGCCCACTGCCAACTACTTGGAATTCATGACCAACTTCCGCAAGAAGAAGGGTGAATGGCAGTGGTTGACCAATGTGTTTACGATGAACTATGCCAGCTACATTGACGATGCCAAGCGTGCACTGGGTTCCCTGTTCGATGCTGGCGATTACCCGCATCCCGATAACATCTCGACCAAGTTCAAGATGGACCTCGCAGTGTTCCCAGTACCGAACAATGACTTCCGTGTGAGCATTGCCAGCGATGAGCTGTCCCGTATCCAGCAAGATGTTGAGCGTAGGGTGCAGGAAGCAAGTGCTTCCGCAATGAAAGACGTTTGGCAGCGACTGTTCGACAAGGTGAAACATATTGAGGAGCGTCTGGCCAATCCCAGTGCTGTGTTCCGTGACACAATGCTGGAGAATGCACGTGAGTTGTGTGCGTTGCTGCCCCGGCTTAACTTCGCAGATGATCCGGAACTGGAAACCATGCGGCGTGAAGTCGAGCAGAAGCTGATTAGTTATCATCCTGATGCACTGCGTAATGACCCCGATCTGCGCCGGGATACTGCATCCAAAGCAAAAGAGATCATGGACCGCATGGCCGTGTTCATGGGCAATTAACAGGAGAGAAACAGATGAAACATAGCACACTGCCGCTCGACAAGCGTCTGGCAAAGGCCCGGACTGCACTCGTTCTCGAACAGCCGTTCATCGGCACACTGGCGCTCAACATGGAAATCCGTGTGAGTGATCGCTTCCCCACGGCTGCAACCAATGGCAAGTGGATCGACTTCAACCCCAAGTTCTGCGAGGAACTGGAAGATGAGCAGCTCAAGTTCCTCATGGCACATGAGGTGTTCCATCCCATGTTCGAGCACAACTATCGGATCAGGGGTCGCAACCACAAGAAGTGGAACATGGCTGGCGATTACGTCATCAACCAGCTTCTGACCGACGAGAAGATCGGTAAATTTATTGAGGGTGGTCTGCTCAACAAGGCGACATACGATGCAGGCAAGGGCACCACTGACGGTATCTACGATATCCTGCCTGAACCTCCGGAAGGCAATGGTGGTGGTGACGGTATCCCCGGCACTGGCGATGACGTGGTGGAAGCTGAAGGCTCACCTGCTGAAGTGGCGCAGGAACAGGCCGAGATGCGGGTCAAGGTAGCCCAAGCTGCACAGGCTGCCAAGATGATGGGCAAGCTCAGCGCCAACATGGAACGTCTCGTCACGCAAGTGCTTCAGCCCAAGGTAAACTGGCGCGATGTGCTCCGCCGTTTCGTACAGAAGCAGCGTAACGATACCCGGTCGTGGTCACGTCCTAATCGCCGCATGGCTGCGATGGGTATTCACATGCCGTCTGTTAGCGGTGAAGCACTGGGCGAGATCGTGTTCGCTATCGACTGCTCTGGTTCCATTGGCGAGAAGGAACTATCGGAGTTCGCTGCTGAGATCAGGTACGTGTGGGAGGATATGATCCCAGCCCGGTTGCATGTGGTCTACTTCGACCACGCTGTGTGCCACTACGATAAGTTCGAGCGTGATGAGGACTTGGTTATCACTGCCCGTGGTGGTGGCGGCACTGCGTTCAGCCCGGTGTTCCGCTACATGGCCGCGAAGGATATCAACCCCATTGCTACGATCTTCCTCACCGATC